GACGAGCAGCCGGCCCAATCCGCGCAATCCCTGCGGCTCGACCGCATCATCGAAGAATGGGGCTTAGCGAACATCCCCCAGCCTCCGACCGGTAGGGTGAATTGAAAAACGAAAGCAAGACGGCAGAAGCCGGCCGGCGCCTCATGGAGGGCTCTCAGGCGAGGCTCGCCGAGCACCAGCCGGTTTCCGTCATGACGCAGGACGACTCGCTGCGGGTCGAGACACCGGAAGCCGACCCGGTTCTGACCCGGCTCGACCGCATCGAACTGGCCCGGGCGGACATCGCCGAGCGCATCGAGCGGATCGGCCAGCGCAACCGCGTTCTGGACTGAGGCTCTTCCATGAAAACGACGATCACCCTGCCGCTGATGCGGCGGGACGGCGCGCTGACGCCCTCTTCCTTCAACGCTGATGAAAACGCGGTCGACCTGGTCTTTACGACCGGGGCCACGGTGCGGCGCGCCAAGTTCTCATGGGACGACGGGATGCAGGAGTTCGACGAGGAACTGATCGTCAGCGCCAATGCGGTGCGGTTGGACCGGCTCAATACCGGGGCGCCGTTCCTTGATACGCACAGCAGCTATTCCCTTTCGAGCGTCATCGGCGCCGTCGTGCCGGGGAGCGCGCGGATCGTTGGCGGCCAGGGGCTCGCCCGGGTGCAGCTGTCGCGCGCCGCCGACGACGCCGCGACCGTCCAGAAGATTGCCGATGGGATCATCCGCAACGTCTCGGTCGGCTACCGCATCCACGGGGTCGAGCGGATCGAGAAGGACGGCCAGATGCCGCTGGTGCGGGTCATCGACTGGGAGCCGATGGAGTTGTCGGCGGTGCCGATCGGCGCCGATTCCGGGGCGGGGATCCGTTCGGCCGACGACAAGTTTCCGTGTCTCGTCACGGCTGAGGCGCCGCGGTGCGCGCCGGTGATTGCGCATGCAATCCGCATGCGAATGTCGAAACAGCGGCATCTGGGCCGGCTGGTTCACCGATAAGGAGACCACCCATGAACTTCGAACAGCTGCTGGCCCAGTACCGGGCGGGCGGAACGCTGACGCTCGACCAACTGCGTTTCCTCTTCGGCGAATTGACCGCGCGCGCCGACGCGATGCCCGGCAGCATCACGGCCGAAACCAGCGCCGAGGATGCGGCGCGGATCGAGGGCGAGCACCGTGAGGCGCTCGCCGAGATCGAGCGGATCAATACCGAGATCACCCGCCTTACCGCGGCGCCGCAGGAGGTCTCGCCCGAAATCCAGCGGGCGCTGGCCAACGAGCGCACCCGGGTGGCGACCGTGCTGCGGATCGGTCGCGAATTCCAGCGGCCGGCCGACTTCATCGAGCGCCATATCGACGCCGGCACCCCCGAGATCGAGTTCCGCTCGGCGATCCTCGAGGACATGCGCGTGGCCAGCGAACGGCACCGTATCTTCCCGCACGCCCAGATCGGCCAGGACGAGGTCGAAACCCGGCGCGCCGGGATGACTGCGGCCATCGTCGCGCGCCTTGCGCAGGCTGGCGGGCAGCGCGGCGTCCAGGTGCCGGAGATCGCCCAGCCCTGGGCCGGCCGCGACCTCGTCGAGATCGCTGCGGACTGCATCGGGTGGCGCGGCCCCTTGCGCACCGCACGGCAGGTCGACGAGATGCTGCACCGCGCGTTTCTGACGACCTCGGATTTTCCGGGGATCTTCACCAACGCGCTCAATGTCCGCCTCCTCGCCCGCTACCAGCTTGCGGCGCCGACCTATCGGCTGTGGGCGGCACAGACGACGGTGCCCGATTTCCGCGCGTCGCCGGTCATCCGCGCCGGTGATTTTCCGACGCTGCAGCCGGTCAACGAGGCCGGCGAGATCAAGTCGGCAGCGTTCAGCGAGTCGAAGGAAACCTTCCAGGTTCGCGCCTATGCCGTGATGCTGAACATCACCCGGCAGATGATGGTCAACGACCAGCTGAACGCGATCGAACAGGTGCTGGGGTCGGCCGGCGAGCGGGTCGCCGACTGGGAGAATGTCCAGGCCTATGCGAGCCTCCTCCTCAACGACGTGGGTCCCGTCCTTCTGACCGATTCGAAGGCGGTCTTTCACGCCGACCACGGCAATTTCACGACAAGCGGCACTGCGATCTCGATCACGTCAATGGGGATCGCCCGGGCCTTGATGATGCGGCAGACGACCTTGGACGGGCTGAAGGCCAACTTCACGCCCGTTACGCTCCTGACCAGCCCGGAGGCCTTGACCGTGGCCGAGCAGCTGCTGACGGCAATCACCCCGGCGACGATCGCCACCGCGGTGCCGGAATCGCTGCGCCGGGTGACACCGGTCGCCGACGCCAACATTACCGGCGTCCCGTGGTTCCTCTTCGCCAGCCCGCAGGTCGCGCCGACTTTCCAGTACGGCTACCTCTCGGGCTTCGAGGGGCCGCGCCTCTCCAGCGAGGATGTCTTCGACATGCAGGGCATGCGGGTGAAGCTGGAGCATGATTTCGGGGTCGGCGCCATCGATTACCGCGGCGCCTACCGTAACGACGGCGCGTAACCCGCCCCAAATTCACCGACGTGGCGGGGCCTCCGCTCCGCTCACCATCTGACGAACGGAGACGATCATGGCCAAGAACTATGTCCAGGCGGGCGACACGGTCACCCTGCTCGCGCCGGCCGATGTCCTCAGCGGAGCCGGGTTGCTGGTCGGTACCCTCTTTGGCGTTGCCCAGGGGGATGCGCTTTCGGGCGCCGAGGTCGAGGCCGGCCTGACCGGGGTCTACGACCTCGCCAAGGTCTCGGCGCAGGCCTGGGCCGCCGGCGACCCGATCTACTGGGACAACAGCGCCAAGCTTGCGACGACCACCGCGGCGGGCAACACCCCGATCGGGGCGGCAATCCTCCTGGCGGCAAACCCCTCTGCCACCGGGCGGGTCCGCCTCAACCAGGGCCCCGCCGGCGAGGCCGGCCCGAGCACCCTCCAGGTCACCGTCGCGCTGACCAACGGCGACAGCGGCTATGTCGTGTCGCCGGTCGCCGGCGACATCACCCGGCTTGACAGCGTGCTCCTCGGCGGCGCGGTCACCACCAACGACGCCGTCGTTACCGGCAAGATCGGCGCGGCCGGCGCCGGGACCGCGATCACCAACGGCGTCATCACAGTGACCGCGTCGGGGTCGGCGATCGGCGACCAGGACACGGCGAGCCCAACCGCGGCCAACACCGTGGGGATCGGCGACCTGATCTACTTCACGGTCTCCGGCACCCCGGGCGGCTCGCGCACCGCGACGGTGTCGATCCTCATCTCGCCGTAAAATTCGGCGCGGTCGATTGGAGAGCACCGATATGAAAAAGCTGCGCCTGATCGCGTTTGCCGCCGGGATGATGTTCGCTGCCGGCGCCTATGCGGCGGCTGGCGTGCAGCCCGACATGTGGTCGGCGCCTACGCAAGCGAAGCCCGGGCTGGTCGGAAAGGACGGGAGCGGCAACCTGTCCCCCGGCGTCACGCTGTTCGACGAGAATGGCGTACCGCTCGGGACGAACGCCAACCCGCTTGTCTCCGCAACTTCGTCTGCCGCGAGCCAAGCCTATACAGCAACTGGCTGTCCCTCAGCCTCTCCGGGCTGCACCTCATTCACGGTTAGCTCTTCGACGGCGCATGCGGCGAACGATGTTGTCGGAGCGGCGGCGGGCGCGCTGACCTTCGCGGGCATCTGTCCTGCGGCCGGCCGCGAGATCATCTTTACCAGCACGCGGCTGCGGTACGACCTTGCCACGGTGCCGGCCGGGATGACTTCGTTCCGGCTCTACCTCTACAATGTGACCCCACCCTCCGCGCTCGCCGATGACGCGCCGTGGGACTTGCCATCAGGCGACCGAGCTAGCTTCCTCGGTTATCTTGACCTTGGCTCGCCAGTCGATCTTGGATCAACTCTCTACGTCGAGACCAACGGAAATCAGAAACAAGTTACCTGCGCCTCGGCCAACGTGTTCGGGTATCTCGTGACCAACGGCGCGTATACGACTGTGAATACCGATGTGATCGCACTTGTCGTCAAGTCGGTCGCGCCATGATCCTGCGCCGTCTCCTCCTCGCCCTGATCGTCGGACTGCTGGCCGCATCGCCCGCGTCCGCGCTGACGCTCGCCGTCAAGCAGGTGCTCGGCCCGCCCGGCTGGGTGCTGCCGTTCAATCCAGACACCCAGTTCGACTTCGCGCGCGGCACGGCATGGAAAGGCACCGGCACTGGCGGCGGGGCCGTTGTGCCGCCAGAGAGCTTGTTAACAGTCGTGCGTGCGGCGGCGGCGACGGACCTCTCGCCAACCTCGGCATCGGGTTTCCCATACGCGAATTTTGCCGCCAATCAACTTGTCCGTACTCCAAACGTCGGCGCGCTGTTCTTCATGGCGCGAACCAACCTGCTGCTCAACTCGACTGCGCCAGCCACGCAGACTACTGCATCGCTCGCCAATGGCACTTACACACTTTGGGTTAACGGTTCCGGTTCGGCTACGATGTCGGCTGGTACGGCGACGGGATGCGGGACTGGTGCCGCGACACAGGGTATCCCGGTCAATTTCACGACTTCAGGCGCGGCGGGCACCTGTACAGTCACCGTTGCGGGCTCGCTCAACGCATTTCAGCTTGAATTGGGCACGTTTGGTACACCACTAATCGTGACAGCCGGGGCGACGTTGGCACGGGCCGCCGATGTCGTGACCTATCCGATGCAGTTCTCGACCTCGTCTCAGACACTATACGGCGAGGGCTTCACGTCGGCGCCGCTCGCCTACACCACCGCTAAGGTCCTGGCGAGCATCGACGACGGCTCCACCAACAATCGTCTGCAAGTCTCGCTCGCGGCCTCAACTGGTGTGACGACCCTGCTGACGGTCGGGGCAGCAAGCGTGGGTATGTCTTCGGCCGGGTCCGCCGTCAATCCAAATGTGAAAACACGCATGGCGGTTTCTCACGAAAACGTGACAACCGTGAATGGCAATCAAGGATCGGCGGACGGCAGCGTAGTAGTCGGCAGCACCGTGGTCGCGGTTGCCACGCTGACCAAGCTCTCGATCGGGGCAAATGCGACCTCGGCGCAGCCGCTGAATGGAATGATGGCCGCCGCTGCTGTCTGGCCTTCTAAGGCGCTTGACAGGTTTCAAATGTCAGGCTTTACAAGGCCGTGAGGGCATCTTGAGATTACAACTACTTATTTTCACCCTGCTCTCATTGGGTTTCTCGACTGCGGTCAGCGCGGAGTCGCTTGCTATAGTCGGCAGTGATAACGCCGTTTTCCCAGCTCCGAACGCGCTGCATTCCTACCTTCGGCTGACCAACACCAACCTCAATGGCGGTCGCGGGGCGCAGGTCCAGTTCGGTGATATCGCGACCGATCCATATGGGATCTTCGGCACCGTGCTTACGGACGGGAGCAATCTTGGCGCGGGCGACTTTGTGTGGGGTCTGCGCGCGTCGTCTGCCGGAGCGATGACTGAGCGGATGCGTCTTACCCGACAGGGGCATTTGAAGGCTGGGGGCAAGCTCGGCTTCACCGGCGGTGGTTTTTTCGGTGCGGCCTCGACGCTGGGGCCGACCTGGCTCGACGACTATCACAGCCCCGGCATTGAGGGCGTGTCCTCGCTTCTGTCGATCTCGCCGATTGGACAGAGCGCGGGATATTTCGCCGCGCGCTCCAGCGACAACCCGAATGCTGTGGCGTCGGTCATTCCGTTTACGATCTTCGTCGCCAACGACAAGACATCGGGAAACAGCGCGACGTGGGGCGCTTATATCGAGGCGTACCTGACAAATGACGGCTTCGGTTCGCAGCACTTTAACACCGAAAGCGTCATCGTTAATCAATGGACTCCTTCGTTGCCGGCCAATCCGTACAACCGCAACCCATCGCGCTCGACCTTCAACACGCGACTTGGCTGCGGTATAGGCTCGGCCGTCAGTAGACGGTGTACTGCCGCGCTCGACATCATCAACGAGACCGCCGATTATTCTTCCGGCATCATCATCGGTTCCGACGCGCTCGACACCTCGGAAGGTCGGATCGCGCCGGCGCTTTCTATGGGTGTAAGTCATTCCCTTGAGTGGTTTCGCCCGGCTGGCTTCTCTGCCTGGAGACAATTTTCCAGCGCCGAGAGCGGAGAAAACACAATCGAGCTTGCAGCCGATGTGATGAAGATTAGTGCGCCGATCGTCGTCAAGCCGCGCACAGTTGCGGAGGCGGCCCTGATCTGCTCGGCTTCGACCGAAGGTGCCTTCTTCCCCGTTACGGACGCGCTGACGTGGCCTGCTCAGAACAGTCAAGTCATCAGCGGAGGGAATGTTCACGCCCCGGCCTACTGCAACGGGACAC